GCAATAAGAATAGGTGAGAGTTATTCTGATAGAAAATTAAAAGAGAACATTAAACCTACAACTGATAGAGCGTTAGACTTAGTTGAGAAACTACAGTTTAAACAGTTTGACTGGAAGAAAGATTATAAAGAAACAGGTAGTCAGAAACCAGTTAAAGTAGGACTAATCGCACAAGACGTGCAAAAGCTAGACGATTCACTAGTGACTAAGAGTCCAGATATATTAGAGTTAGAACATTTCAGACTTACAATGTATGCCTTGAAGTCGATTCAAGAATTATCGGAAGAAAACAAAAAACTTAAAGAAAGAATAGAGGATTTAATAAATGGAAGAAAATAAACTACAACCAATTCACATTATCGCACAAGAACTAATTGAAAAAACGTTAGAGCTTGCGAATTATAAAGTAGCATATGAGGAGTTAAAAAAAGAAAATGAAGAACTAAAAAATAAAAAAGGAGCTAAGTAATGGCACTAGAGATTTTAACAAGAAATGCACAACCAGAAGCTGGAGGATATAAAAGTGTCTATGTTCAGTTTACGTTAAATAAAAGCTCTGTTTATTTAAATGGCGGTGTTGACTTACCAGGAAAATTTGCGACAGCTAGTGACAGTGAGATTCTTGAAGAAGTAAGAAAACAACTAGCTCAACAAATGTTCACTGGAGAGAGTACGCCTGCGTTAGTGACTGAGTATGCAAACCTAAAAGAAGAGGTTTCAATTTTAGCAAATAATAAGATTGATCCTAATGACAGGGTTAAGGCGTTGAGAAAATTAGTAGGGAAAGTCAACAAAGGTAGCGACAAGCTAATCATGACACTGCTATTAAATGTGTTAGACGCTAAAGTTATTAATGATAACAAAGACACAATAATTAACGCTTTTGATAGTTATGAAATAAACACTGAGTATTCAACAGGCGACAAGATTAGATATGAAGGTAAGCTGTACGAAGTGTTAGAAGACCACAAGTCAGTCGACGTGTGGAAACCAGATGTAGAAACAAAAAAATATAAAGAAATAATACTGACAAGAGAAGTTGACGGCAAAGATGACATTGAAGATGAAAAGAATAGATATGTCACAAAAGCTCAGCTAGATGACGCTATGTCAGGTGTCGTTAAAACGATTGTAGAGATGTTCGAGGAGGACAAAGGAAATGATGAACATAACGGAGACATTTAAAGTTACGAAAGGGGTACTGAAAGTGATTAGACCAAGTAGATTAAGATTTAAAAAAAATGATTATTTAGTTCAGTTATACGTAAGACAAATAATAACAAAAGCAAAAACTATTGACGACGTGCTAAATTTAGGGAATTTAAGAGAAGTTGTTCAATCGGAAGTTGACCGCATTGAAAAAGAATACGAGGAGAAACATCATAACTAATGAGCGACGGGTTAATTCTAGGACTTAGCACGGGAGTAGCAATGCCATTGTTGACAATGATTGTCAAGTGGTATAACAAGAAAGACGAACAAAGTCTGAATGAGATTAATGACACTTTGAAAGAGATTAAAGAATTGACAAGAAAAACGGCTGACGGGACAAAGACAATCAGCCGTTATAGATTGTTGAAAGATATGAGTAGGATAATAAATCGTGGTTGGATCAGTACAAAAGAGCTTGAAGAAGTTACGATATTATATCACTCGTATCGTGAACTAGGAGGAAATAGCACAGTCTCAGAAATATACGACTTGTGCAAAAAACTACCTGTAAAAAATGGAGGTGCTGACACATATGATAGATAAAAAAATACAGTTACAATTTAACAGCACAGTAAATAAAAGAGTTAGAGTTCGTAGTAATTGCGAACTCTATTCTCATGATAAGAACAACAATGAGTTTGAGTTGTCAATAAATAATTACACACTTACTAACGAAGAAATAACAATATTATTCAAGTTTGTAAAGAGTGTTAAATATTGGGAAACTCAAGGAAGAATTGAAGATAACAAGATTAAGTTTAAGTTTGACACAAGCTTAATAACGGATAACGAAAAAGTAAACTGTTACATCATTTTAAAAAGCGAAACTAAAGAAAGTGATGTGTACAGTTTTTCTTTTGATGTCAAAATGTCTGAATATGATTTAAAAGATAACTTACCTATTAAGGAGCGATATTTTGCTAACGGTGTAGTTGTAGATAAGTTAGACGTACTAACAAAAGAAGTACTGGCAGAAGAACTAGAGAAAGCAAAAGGCACATATGCTTTAAAATCTGACTTATCAGAGTATGTAAGAACAAGTGATATTTCAGACGTTGTAAGAACAGCAACGTTAAACGAGTATCAACTTAAGAGTGAGATGCCAAATGTTACAGAAATTGTTAACAACACAATAGATAGCAAAGGATTCATAACGACACATCAGAGTTTAGTTGACTATGCGAAAAAGTCAGAACTACCTATTGACTATGTAACAAATAGTAAGCTAGAAGAATTAAAAACACAGCTAACAATAGACACTAGCAACTTTGCAACTAAGCAAGAATTACAAGCGATTACTGGTAGTCAACTAAATGTTGATAACCTTGTTACTAAAGATGAATTAAATAGCAAGAATTATTTAACTCAACATCAAGACATAAGCAATCTAGCGACTAAACAAGAATTACAAGAAGTTAGCAACCGTCAAGTAACTGTTGACACTTCAAACCTTGTAACTAAAGATGAACTAGCAAGCAAAGGATATATAACAACGCATCAAAGTTTAGAGGAGTATGCTAAAAAGACAGAATTACCTCAACCATATAACGATACGGATATTAAGAGTAGGTTAACCACTCTTGAAAATCGACCTACACAGAGTGGGGGTGCAAGTAGTTCTGAAATAGAAAGTTTAAAAACTCAAATAGGAAGAAAGCTAGACAGAGATGATACACCATTTACATTTGCTCTTTACGGTTATTCACCTTATATATATTTTCAAAAAACAACTCAAGGCGAACAATCAAAGGCGTTCGGGAAAATTTATTGCAATAGAGATGAACGTATAATAATTAGCGGTATCGGTAAATATACAAATCTAGATACAGCGTTATACACTCTAACTACTGCAATTCCCGATAATTACACACCAGACTTTGAGTTTGGAGATGGTGATAACGTTAAACTTATCACTAATAAGAACATCAGTAATTATCTACCTACCAATACAGGTAATACAAGCAACACAACCGAACTAGATAACCGATTAAAAGTTCTAGAGAGTAAACAATGGGAAATTCACGGTCGCGGGATGCCAAATGGCACAGTAACCGCACCTGTTGGAACGACTTATGTAGATGAAGCTGTTACGAACGGAGCTTTAAAATGGATTAAAAAGTCCGGAGCTGGTAACACCGGATGGGAGGTTTTAATTGGAGACACAGGTTGGAAAATACTTCCTTCTGCATCTAAATTAGGAAACTCATTTGTTAAAGTTAGACGTGTTAACAATGTTGTATCTTATCAGTTCGGTGGCTTGTCATGGGGCTGGTTTGGAATTGTTAGAAGAGGTGGCGCAGGATATGTCCTGCAGGGCTCTGATAGAGAACGAAATTGTTATATTATCCAAAATGGCGGAATTCCAGCAGGTTATAGAAGTGAAACTTCACTTATCGGGAATATATATAACGATAAAGGTATCCCTTATGGTACATGGTATTTAGGCGGAAACGGAGATTATAACCAGTTAAGATTCCAGTTCACAGAGCCTGTGCCAACTGACCGTGATATTGGAGATATACGAATAAGTTCAATATCTTATTTAACTAATGAACCGTGGCCGCAAAACTAGGAAAGGAGGTGTTAAATATGATAAATTGGAAAGTACGATTCAAAAACAAACGCTTTGTGTTAGCGTTTATAGCAGCTTTATTGCTACTTATTAAACAAGTTGCAATGTTGCTAGGATATAACTTAAATACTGAAATGTTCAACACTAACATTAACGGAATTGTTGACACAGTATTTTTAATATTAGGATTGTTAGGAATTGTTAACGATCCTACAACAAAAGGCTTTTCTGACAGCGAACAAGCCTTGACATACGACAAACCAAAACAAGACTAATGATAGTCTTTTTATTTTATTCAAAATACAGGAGGAACAAACAATGGCAGAAATTTACAGCAATTATTTTCAACAGGGAATATTTTTTACACCACCAAAAAACAGCGTTAGTTTTGTGGTAATTCACAATGACGCAGGAGGGAACACAGCTCGACAATATGACGCATTTTTAACAGATAGAGTTAATAACGGCACTCTTTCAAATGGTTTTGCAGCTTATTATGTAGACCGTAATGACGTTTACGTTTTCCAACCTACAAACCGCCAAGAATGGCACACAGCTAACGCTTACGGTAACGCTAACGGTGTAGGTATTGAAGTATGTCAAAGTATGACCGCTTCTGACGAAGACTTTTTAGCAAATGAAGACGCAGCATTACTATTAGCAGCAGAAGTGCTAGATTCTTATGGTTTACCTATTAACTCTGATACGGTTAAATTACATCATGAGTTTAGCGCTACAGCGTGTCCGCACCGTTCAATGAAGTTACATGCTAATGGCGGAGCTTACAACGGAGCTGGAACAGAAGCTTGTAGAAACTACTTTATAGACCGCATGAAAAAACTTTACAGCGGAGAGGTCAAAGTAGGAGAAAATACTAACGTTACAGAAGTTGTAGAAAAATCAATCTTAGATGAAGATGTTACACTTGAGAAAAGTGACACTCCATATTATGAAGCAACAGTATCTATTGACTACTACCTGGAAAGTCAACCAGACCTTAACAGCGAGGATAAAGAGTTTGTAGCGGCTGGAACAAGAGTAAGAGTATATGAGAAAAAAGACGGTTGGTCTCGTGTTAACTACAAAGATTCAGACCAATGGATTGAAGATAAATACTTAACCGAATGTGAGTAATATGATATAATAATTAAAGATGAATATTTTTCATACTTTATTCCCTAAGCTCAGCTTAATTGCTGGGCTTCTTTTTTTATGTTTGAAACCGTTGTATATCTAACGAAAATATGATATAATAGTATTATCTAGAACTAGATATTTTAAATAAC